GGCCGCAGATCCACATGCGGGATATAAATCTGATCATGGTCCGTCATGCACACACTTATGGACATGCGGCGTTACTCGCCAGGGTGACTGATGGCCAGAGCAGTGTCAGCGCGTGAGCGGCTGCATTAGTCACACGGACGCACATGGTTGTTAATTAACGGTTCGATTCCGTTGGCGTCCATTGCCATGCACTGAGCGTGGCTCTCAACACATGAGATATCAAATACTTTATACATATGGCGGAGTACCTGTACACGGCTTCGCCAATGTTGTGGCTTGTGAGTATGTAGAAGCAAGGACTCACATGGAAGCACATTGCAAAGGCACAGCACTTGCAGTGGGTTATGAACGTGTCGCTCAAGTTATCCCATTAAATGACTAACACTAAATCACTTGATGATGAGTATTTCTTACGCAACGCAATCGCGTGCTGGTTACATCATTTTCCAGATCATAAATGGGCTCCTATCTATCACGAACTACAACAAAGGGAGAGCATCATTGTCAAGCCAAAGCCCAGACCAGCAAGAAGGCGTAAGCCTTCACAATCATCCACTTCGTGAGTTTAATGTAACTCTATCTAGTGGGGGAACTGTAGAAACTATCTACATCCTCGCTCGTAACTCTATGCAGGCCGCATATTCTGCTTTGGAGTTGGCCGAAGATAGAAACTCTCAACTTATTAATGTACAGATAACCGATGAGTGGTAAAAAGCCCTATTTCCCCAACAATTACGACTTATACAAGGACGCAGACTCTGAAATGTTCATGCCTCACACATTCTTTGAGGTTATGGAATGGAAAGTAGCTGGTTGGGAGTTACCTAGTAGCGTTGATTGCATCATAAGAACTACACACCTTAAAACAAAAAAGGTAAAAGAACATGTTTATAAACGTAGACATGCTGCCGAAAATAAGATTTTAAAACTCTTAGACGCAAAAACCCATGAATTCTGTGTGACCACCCATGAAAGCCAGCACTATGTCGGACCAAAAGATGAAGATTATGACGATGAAGAGCTTTAACTTTCTTTGTGATACATTGCAACAAGAAATATTAATGCATCCACACAAAGATGAATTACTGCAATTGATACAAGCGCAAATGTGTGACGACGTTATGTAATGGTCGATACATTTTCCCATGTTCTTATCGATACAGTGAAACGATTCTCTTCATGGGGCTTTTTGAAACGAATTAACTTCTCCATGGCGGACGAGTGCCATGCTTTGCTCAAAAGTGTTTGTGCACTTAAGGGTCAAAACATGGGTGAGTGGATTTACCAATGTGTACGTGAGGATTTTGTTAAAAGAGCATTTGAAGATCCACAAGTACAGCAACTTGTGCTTAGTGGCACTTACCAACCTGGGAGCAAAGCATATTCTCTCAAGGAATCAATTCTTGAATCACTCAACCAATGTTCAGACAGCTAAAAGAATCATTTTATTGGGGCGTCGATGATGTCTCTTTTTATGATCTACAGCTCCACTTCGGTAGAATTCGTGTAGAATGGGGAGGACCATTGCCACTCAAGGACGGTGGACCCCCTAAGAAACCAAGCCACAGACGCACGACTAGAAAAGCTTCATACCGGCTTCGAGCTGATCAGGCTTCTAGACCGTGAGATGCCTGGCCAGGTCGTGTCTTGCTTTCTGTATGTGGCGTCACATGATGGCTGCCACAAACAAGCCATGGAGCAGGAGCTGGGCTTGACCACTGCGTCATCCAGCCGCAACACGGACATTCTTAGTAAGGGTCGTCCTGGACGTGGTGCCAAGGGTCTTGACCTGATCACTAAGGAGGTAGATCCATCAAACCGCAGGCGTCAAACACTCACACTCACGCCTCGCGGGAAATCACTCGCCCAACAAATGAAAACCATCATTTATGGCTAAACAATTCACCTGGGGTGAAGCCGTAGAAGAAACATTGCGTACACGACCAACGTGGCGTAATGGCTCAGGCCGCAAGCCTGCAATCATTAACTGCGGACACTTCACCCGACATCGAGGACTGAGCTTTCCTTGTAATCGCATCAACATCGCCGTCCTGGAGGATCTTGGTGTTGAGCTTCAAGACGAAGGCAAATCAGACGCCACCATCAACCGTGTGACTTCTGCTGTCTCGACAGTGCTCAACCACTGCGCACGTCGTGAGCTTTGCAACAAACCACCCTGCTTTACAAAACGTAAAGAGGATGAGGTGCGATTGACCTGGTTTGAAAAACCAGAGGTTGAACAGCTCGTTCATGCATGCATTGATCCGTATGACCGCAAGGACATCGCTGACATCGTGCTGACTGCTGCCTACTCAGGCATGCGTCAAGGCGAACTGCTCAAGATCAAGGCACGTGACATTGACCTGGGTGCTGGCTTGATTCACGTCGGTGGTCGGCCTGACCAGCGCACCAAATCAAGTAACTACCGGGCCATTCCTGTCCATCAACGCATCGTCAGCCTGCTCTCAAAGCGGCTGGAGTACGCAAATCCAAACGTCAGGGTATTTGGTGATGAATGGACAAACAAGGACCAGTTGCTCGCTGCGTTCATCAAAGTTCGCAAATACTGCAATCTGGATAAGTCCCTGGTGTTCCACAGTTTGCGTCACTCGTTCGCCACGTGGCATGCGGAAGCAGGTACACCGATGCGGACACTGATGACGCTGATGGGACACAAACGCATTGAGACGACGTTGCGTTACGCCAAGACCACCGACAGTGCCTTAACCGAGGCCATGTCTGCGATCTAAGCGTGACTACTGGGTGCGCTGTGCTACCTTCTTTCGGTGCTCATTGAGCAATTCTCAGCGAGTCCAATCGCTGGAATCCACACGCGGATGTGGCGGAATTGGTAGACGCGCTAGTTTCAGGTTCCTGAGCGACTAAGTTTCACTTGTGTATGGGTCAGGCTTAATTGCCTGGCCCCCCTTTATTTGCAACGACTCCACTTCGGTATGAGTCTATTTGTCGGTTCTAGCGCGGATTCTTATTGACAACTTTTGAAGATATTGGCGCTCAAATCAAACTTGAGCGAGAGCAAATTAAGCGTGGTTTGGAAAAACTACACAGCAACACACAACAACTAGAGGATAAAAGTTATGCCAGCGCAAGTATCTACGGGGTGGCTTCTGTTGGGGAGCTTGTGCCTCTTGTGGCTCAGCGTATTCAAGATACTCGTTTAAGAATTAGGAAGGGCACAGCAGGTGTCAACTTCAAAGAGATTGTGGTTTATCTAAATGATTTAGATGCTGAATCAGCGGCTGTTATTGCATGCAAAGTTGCTTTTGACAAGGTGTTTAGTACAAAACCTGAGGCCAACAGGGTCAACAGCACTACTGAAGCGATAGGTGTAGCTATTGAAAACGAGTGCATGCTGCGTCACTACGAAGCAGAGGTGCCAGGTCTTTTGCACAAGCTGCAGGAGGCTTATTGGCACAGCAGTTGTGGCACCCGTCAAAAGGTCAAGCAGATCACGACCCTGATGAACCGCTATGACGTGCCTCACTGGAAAGCATGGGGAGCTGCCAACAGGTCTCGACTTGGTGGTTGGTTATTGGATTGCGTATGTCAGGCGAGCAACTATTTCATGGTTGACATGCGTCAAAAGGGACGCAAAAGAATCAACTATTTGGTGCCTACTCCTGAGTTCATTCAACGCAAGGACGAAATCATGGCACAAGCAGAGCTGTTCAGTCCGATTGCTTGGCCGATGATTGTGGAACCTAAGGATTGGCAGCCTGATGGCACTGAGGGTGGATACATCCTCAACGAGGTCATGAAGGGCTACGAAATGGTTCGTCGCGGTAACCCGCAGTCTATACAGGGAGAAACACCAATCAACTTTTTGAACCAGATTCAGAAGGTTGCATACACCCTCAACCCTTTCATCGTTGACGTTGCAAAAACGTTGATGGAGAGGGGGATTGCGGTTGGCAAGTTTGTCCCTGTTGTCGAAACACCGCTGCCACCAAAGCCCGTAGACATCGCAAACAATGCGGAGTCCCGCAAGGACTATCGTAGGAGGGCGGCAGAGGTGATGAATATAAATAGTCAACAGTTTAAGCGTTCATGTCGTACACGTATGACAATGAATGCTGTTGATGTATTTGAAAAGTACGAAAAGTTCTATTGTCCTTGGAGTCTGGATTACAGGGGTAGATGTTATCCAATTCCTGCGTTCTTGACTCCACAAGATACCGACTTCGGCAAAGCACTCCTTCGTTTTCACAAACAGGCGTTGATGACACCTGAAGCGGAAGGATGGCTGGCATTTAGCGTTGCCACGACAGCGGGTATGGATAAAGACACCATGGAAGACAGGCAGAAATGGGTCAAAGACAACCAATGGCTGATTGAAGCTGTTGCAACTGACCCCATTGGCAACCTATCCACATGGGAAGGAGTAGACGAGCCTTGGCAGTTCCTAGCTGCCTGTGATGAGTACTATCACACCTGTATTGTGTGCGATAGAAACTACACAACTCTCCCTGTGGCCGTAGACGCCACCTGCTCAGGGCTCCAAATACTGGCAGGCTTGGCTAGGGATGCAAGTACAGCAAAACTAGTTAATGTTGTTCCTGGTGATAAACCGCAGGATGCATACAAAGTTATAGCTGAAGAAGCTAAACCAAGTATTCCTGACAGTGTTAAACCGTACTGTGATCGTAAGATGACAAAAAGAACGGTTATGACAATTCCATATAATGCTAAACCTTATTCAAATCGAGGCTACATACGTGAAGCTTTGAAAGATAAAGGTGTCGAAGTAGATAAAGACGACCTGACTGCAACTGTTAAAGCAGTAAGGGATGCGATGAATGTCATCGTTCCTGGGCCAATGAGGGTTATGAAATGGATAGAGGCAGAGGTCAGTAATGCCATCGACAGAGGGTTAAAAGAACTCACATGGGTCACACCATCTGGGTTTGTTGTCACTCAGAAGTTAATGAAGAAACAGATTCAAAGAATTGAATTACAACTACTTGGTAACTGCAACATCTTCATTGCAACTGGTGATAAGAACGAAGTCGATAAATCACACCATAAGAACGCAACTGCGCCCAACCTAATTCATTCTCTCGATGCAAGCCTTCTCCACTTATCTGCACTACGCTTCCACGCTCCGATTTCCCTCATACACGACTCGGTTTTATGTCGTGCTACTGACATGTCTGTTCTTTCAACCATTGTTCGTGAGACATACATGTACTTATTTGCGGAACATGACTACCTGAAGTCATGGGCTGAACAAATCGGAGCTGAATCTGAACCACCGATTATTGGCACTCTTAATCCTGAGTCAGTAATTGAATCCACATATTTTTTCTGTTAATGTCCCGAAACACATTTGTAACCGAACAGCCTGTTGTCCTTGAAGGATATCAAGCTGTGATGAAACCGTCTCAGTATGGATACTCTTTGTCCGCCATTGTTGGTCAGGACATTGTTGACAAACTTGAAGATGACAGAGAAGAGACACTGAAATGGGCTGAGTCAAAGCTCAAGAACCCAAAAAGGTCAGTTCTTAGGCCTGAACCATGGGAAGAAGTGTCTGAAGGTAAGTACAAAGTTAAGTTTGCTTGGAAAGAAGAAGCAAAGCCACCGATTGTTGACACTGAAGGTACACCTATCACGGATGTGTCAGTTCCTATTTTCTCTGGCAGCAAAGTTAAGCTGGCCTTTTACCAGAAGCCATACATCCTGAAGGATGGTGTGACTTATGGGTCAAGCCTCAAGCTCAAGGCTGTCCAGGTAGTCTCCGTCAATGGATCTGCTGGTGTCGATGTTGGCGATATGTCTACTGAAGACGTAGCTGAACTGTTCGGAACCACTGCTGGATACAAAACGTCAGAACCAAATGTCATTCCTCACGATGTGCAGGAAAGTGATGACGACTTCTAATGGCTTTCCGCTCTGGACTTGAGGAGCGGGTAGCTGACCTTCTAGTTGATCTGGGTGTCAAATATGAATATGAATCTACCAAGGTCGATTATGTTATATCTCATATCTATACTCCTGATTTCGTACTTCCTAAC